TGTCCGTCGCGTCCGCACTGTTGCTGGCGACCACATTGACGCCGCTTACCAGCGTCCCGCCGTCCACGCTAAATTTGGTCGTCAGCGTGGTCGTGTTCGGCACGCCGGCGCCCTGGTCGAAGCTGTAGACCACATCGGCCACGTTGTACCGGCCAATGTCCACGCACGCCGAGGTCGTGTCCTCCGTCAGCGCCGCGCCGTTGAACAGATCAAACGTGATAAAACTGCCGTCGCCGCCCGGCCGGGTCACGCTCACCGGCGTGGGCGCCGCCGCCGGCGCCGCCGTAGCCGCCCCGCCGCCGCCCATCACCGTCAACGCCAACGCCAACAGCACCAGCGCCCCCACGACGCTCAGCCCCACAAATCGCTTGCCATCCATGATGTATCTCCCCTGGTTCTCACTCAGGAGATTGAAGATCGGTTGCCCAATCTCCAATCCCCCAATCTCTGAATCTCTACTTACGCGCTCGTGTCCGCGTCCAGACAGGCCGCAAACGACTGCGCACGCCGCAGTGCGATGTCCGTCTCCACGATGGCCGCCACGCGCACCGTGCCCGTGCGGTTGTCGGGAATATCCGCCGTGATGTCGATCACGCCCCACAGGCCGATCACCAGGTCGGCCCAGTTGCCGAAGAACACCGCCGACAGATCGGTCGAACCGCCCTTCGTGATGTCCCCACGCACCTGGTTCGTCACCCACGGCGTATAGCCGTTGAGCATCCCGTCGTCGTCCCAGATCATGCGGCTGTCCGTCCCGGCCACCTTCGCCGTGGTCTTCAGCGCGCCGCGCACTTTGGCATTCGTCATGTAGCCCAGGCGTCCAACGTCGGCGTTATCCACGGCGACTTCAGTCTCCAGCTTCACGATGTCCGCCCAAATCAGCGCCGCGCCGTTGGCGTTCGTGCCGTTGTTGGCTGCCCCGCCCGCATACACGGCCCCGATCCCGCTGGTGCTGGCGATGCCCGTCGGCGCGTTGCTCAGCCCGTCCCCATGCAGCGCCGCATAGTCGATCCCCAACTGCACCGCGGCGGCCAGGTCGTCACGCACCAACATCTCGATGTCGAGGCTCGTCTGGTTGAACATCGTGCGGTAGATGTCCACATACGCGCTGCCCGTCTTGGCGCGCAGCTGCACCGCATCAAACGTCTGCGTGCCCTCACTGCCGGGTGCGCTGCCTGCCGCCACCCACGCCAGCGAAGCGCCCGCCGTGCGCCGCGGCAGATCGACATTGCCGATCAACCCGTCGAGCACCACCGCGCCCGCGGCGCGCACCATCATGCGGTTGCGCAGCACGTCGATGAAGCCGAGCTTCTGTGTTGGGATCAGGCTGGCGCCCGTGCTGGTCGTGATCGCACGCTGCTCCACGCCGCTGTGCTCGCTGCGCAGCCAGTCATACGGCAGGAAAAAGCCCTGCGGATTCTTGCCCAGCCGCTTGGCCGTGGCGTCGCTTGCATCACGCTCCAGTTCGGCGCCGCGCCAATCCTTCGTCGCCAGCGCCCGGATTGCCCGCAAAATCGAGAAATGGCGCAGATCGCTCTCGCCCATCCCGATCACCGGCTTTTCCACTGGCGCCTGCTGCCCGGCCTGCTGCACGCTCATGCGCAGTTCGCCCTCGATGGCCTGTTGCAGCCGCTCCACCTCGCCGCGCAGCTGCGTCAGCTTGGCTTCTTCCGCTTCGGTCAGGTCACGCTCCCCGCGCAACTTGTTGATCTCACGCGCCTCTTTCAGCGCATCCGCCTGGCGTCGCTGCCAGCTCACAATCTCATTGTCCACGTTACACTCCCTCCCGGTTCACACGCCGGGCCGCCAACATCAACTCTGTTTCCGTCATGGCCGCCAGCCGCGCCCGCCTGGACGCATCCGCCGCCACGCTATCGACGCCGACGCCCTGCGCCGCCCGGCGCACCGCATCGGGAATCTGCACTTCATCGCCCAACATCTCCGCCCGCACGCCCACGCTGGTGGCCGGGTACGCCGGGAACGTCACGGGGCTGACCTCCAGCAAATCCGCCTTCAGCAGCCTCCGGATATACTGCCCGTCCTCGTCGATGCGCCATTCGCTGCCATCCGGCAGCGACCGGAACCCAAACGACATCTGGCTTACGTCCCCGCGCTCGATCAGCGTGAACGCATCCCGCCCGCGCTGCGTGTCGGGCAATTCCAACTCAAAGCGCAGCCCGGTCGCATCTTCCGCCAGGTAGAGCGTCCCATTGCCCGACGCCCCCAGCACCTCGCTGGTGTCGTGGTTCCACAGCGCCCGCACGTTGTTCTTGGCGATTGCCTCCGCAAACGCACCGGGCGCAATCTCCTCCCGGAAATCCCACAGCACCACCGACAGCGAATTGAACACAGCCGCATAGCCGCCGATCTTCCGCTTCCCGTCCGCCGTCGTGGCGCGTAGCTCAGTCGTGATCAGTCGCCGTTCCACCTTGCCCTCCAATCAACTCACGCACCGCCGCCTGATACGCCGTGGCGACCCACTCGCCAGCGTCCACGCCGTCCACGCCGCCCACACTGCGCAGCGCCGCCAGCATCCCATCGCCAGCCAGCCGCCACTCGTGCATCATCGTCTCGCCCCACTCGGAGAGGGCAGCCCGCCCGCCGTTGCGCAGCGCTTTCGCACCGGCTTGCCGTACATCGTTGGCGATCCGGCTCTCCAGCCGCGTGCGCACATCGGCGACCCACGCCTCCGTCAGATCAGCCGCCCGCGTGTCGTCCTGGCCGTCGTCGTCCAGGTCTTCGTCTGACGCCTGACTCGTGACGCCTGACGCCTGACTCGTGACGCCCACCACCGCGCCATCGGCGCCGATCATCTGCATATTGAGCGGCATCAACAGCACATCGCCGCCGGGCAACGGGTCGAGATTCTCCCGCTCACGTCCCTCGTTCGGCGTCAACATCCCGTTCTGGATCATCGTCGCCATTGCCGTCGTGCGCGTTTCAATCGTCGCACGCTCCAGCCCATCGAGCAGATACTCGATGTAATAGCCCTGGCGCCGCTCCTCCGAAGTCAGCAAATCGGCCATCAGCCGTTGCTCGTCACGCTCATCCCAACCCAGCAACGTATGCTGCCGGAAATTGATCGCATCCTGCTCGGCGCTGGCATACGTCGCCGTCTCGCCCACCGCCAGCATGTGCAGCGGCACGCCGTACAGCCGCGCAATCTCCTGCACCTGATACTGCCGCGTGCCCAGGAACTGCGCTTCCTCCGGCGGAATCCCCACAATCTCCGGCGTAATGCCCTCTTCCAAAATGTTGATCCGGTGCGCGTTGTCCAGCCCCTGCCAGTTGTTGGCAAAACTGTCGCGCAGCCGCTCGTAGGCGTCCTTCTGCAGCCGCCCAGGGTGCTTCAGGATAATCGACGGCCGCGACCCGTTGGCGAAATAGCGTCCGCCGTACTCCTCCGTCGCCTGCGCCACGCCCAACGCATTCATCGCCTGGCGCACCGGCGAAATCCCCAACGACCCGCGGATCATCGTATAGCGCAGATGCAACACCCGATACCACGGCAGCACAAACCCCTGCCCCATCGTGTCCGACCAGTAGCTATACTGGAGCTTCCCGGCCGCGTTGCGCTCCACCCCTACCCGATCCGGCGCCATCGGCCACAGCCCGCGCACCGCATAATTGCTGTCATACTGAATCTCAGCGTAGGCATTCCCCCACGCCATACAGTGCGCAATGCGCGTCTCGCGCACCTCGTAGGCCGTCATTTCCGCATTGCCCGTCTGCGCCAGCACCGCGTAAACCGGATGCTCCGTCGCCCGCGTGCGCTGGCGCCCATCGCGCCGATACAGAATCAGCGGCACCGACGCCAGGCTATGCCCGATAATGCGAATGCAGGCCAGCACCGTCATATTGCGCAGCGCGCTGTCCGCCGTCACCGTCACCCCGGCCACCGACGGCTGCATCGACGCCAGCGACCCCAACCGGCTCGACTCATCCAGCGCAATCGCCCGGCGTTCCGACAGCCCGGCCAGCGAGCGCAGCACCGCGCCGATCACGCCCCACCTCGCCCACGCCCGCGCACATCCGCCACCGCCGCAACCACCAGCAGCGCGCACCCCGCATAGACCAACGTCGCCGTCGCCCCCAGCGCCAGAAATATCCCGGCGCCAATCAGCGCCAACGCCAACACCCTCACCAGGTCAAGCAGCACGGGCATCATCCCCAATCAAAAAAGGTTCGCTACACAAATTCTAGCAAACCCCACCCGCCTGCATAGCTGCACAAATGTTCCATGCGCCCGCACTGCAAACGTCAGTGCGCGGCGCGCGTGTGCTATACTCTCATCATGGACACCAATCAGCCGCACCTCGAAGCCGCCGCCACCTGCCTGGCCGAAGCATTCGCTCAGTTCGAGCGCAGCATCATCGACCAGGCAGAGGCAATTGTTGCCGCGTGGCGAGCCGCTTTTCCGCAATGCGTCGATGCGGATGGCAATTTCCTGGAGAACTGGGAAGATATCCTCGCCGACCCACTCGACCCGCCACGCGGCTAGTTTTCCCAGGCAAACAAAAGCGCAGCCCCACCAGCGCCAGCGTGTTCAATTCGACTAGGTTTAATTTTGCACAAAAAAAAGAGGACGGTTTCCCGTCCCCTTTTCCTGTGCCTGTCAGGGTTGCCAAACTCGAAATGTTAAGCGTGATCGATGCCCCCGAAGTTGCCAAGC